CTTGCAATTCGGGGTGCAGATGCAGACCCTCCACTTGTGCATGGACCTCTCGATGATGGCCGTGATGACGGGCATCTCCTCCGCCGAGATTCTCCTCATCGGTCCGGTGTGGAGGAATTCTGAGACGCTCATTTCGGCGTCTTCCTGACCGTCTGCGAGCTTTCTCTTCATTCTGATCCTGAGGGCCACCTCCTTGTTCATCAACTTGAACAGCTCCCTGATCACGGGCGTCATGATCGTCGCCTTGACCCTCCCATAGACGATCAGTCGGACATAAGGTCTGTCGACGATCAGCTTGGCCATGGAGTTCCCTCTCAACCAGATCAGGGTCTCCAGGCCGTTTTCGTATGTCCTCTTGAAGACCGGGTGCGCTATCATGAAGTCGAGGGACTCCATCGCCACCTGGCCGGAGTCGATCGTCTGCTTCGCCATCTTGACGGCTGCCAACTCGATACTGTCTCCAGGCTTGATGTCCTTCTCCTCGGGGAAGACGAGGTCCTCGGGGTTCCTGCAGAAGGTCATGCTGTTCATGAAGGTTTTGAAGTCCTCGGAGTTGCTCGTCCCTTCCGAGACCAAGGCGAACACGGAGTTGGACCTCCAGCAGTAGACGTTGAGGATGTCGTTCTCCCTGTTCATCGTCGTCGGGACGTCCAGGATGGAGCTCACTTTCTGGTAGACGTGGTGTTTCTCGTACATCCTCGCGGCCCTGATGACCTCGTTGTTGTGGTTGGGGTCGGAGGAGTTGTTCAGGGTGGCTAACGGGTTCTTCAACATCTCGATCCTGGACAGGTTCGCCATCTTGTAGATCATCTCCTCCGCCCTGATGAACCGGTAGCTGACGTCCGAGCTGTCCGACATCATGGTGTCGATGAACCTCCCGACCGAGAAGGACTCGGACTCCAGGTACCTGTGGGCCATTATCTGTCTGCACTTGGGCCTCCTGTTTGCTATGACTCTCATGAGCTTCCCCGACTGCAAGATCTTCTGCGTGTTCTCCGCCTCCTCCTTTATCTCCCAGTAGTAGGAGTAATAGTCCCTGAAGCTGAAGTAGGGCTCCATCTTCAGGACCTTGGCCACCATCTGGGTCAAGGTCACCGGCTCCTTGGAGGTCTTGATCATCGCCCTAGTGGTCACCGTCCCCGACGCCTGCAACGCCCTGACCATCGAGTGCCTCTTCATCGAGCTCGAGAAGCCGAAGGAGCTCTTCACCGACATCAGGTAGTCGATCAAGTAGAACATGTACATCTTGAAGATCCCCGTCCTCGGGGTGACCGCGAGCCCGTAGATGTCCCTCTCTTTCATCATGCGGCTGGCCTTCACGGTGTTGGTCTTCATGGCCTCCAAGAGGCTGTCCACCCTCTTCGGCACCACGATGTCCATGCAGGTCATGTAGTCCCTCCCCCTCTCGTCGGAGACCGACAACTCCGAGGACGAGTAGTAGTGCTCGTAGAACTTGTCCAAGTTGCCACCCCTCGCGGTGATGTGGATCCTGCTCCCGATCACCAGGGTCTCGATGGGGAACTCCAACGGCAAGAAGCCCAGCTCGGCGGGCAGGTCCTTCTCCTCCACCCCCAGGATCCCGCTGAGGGACTTGATCTGGGAGTTCAGGCAGAAGAACTTTATCAGCCTCTTCCTGTTCTCCCTCATGGCCAACCTTATGGTGGAGATGAAGCACCCGGAGTCGAACAGCCTCCTCACGTTGGACAAGGACTCCTCGACGGCCCCCCTCAAGGACGTCATGTCGACG